TGATACGGCGACCACCGAGATCTACACAGAGTAGATCGTCGGCAGCGTCAGATGTGTATAAGAGACAGAGAAAGCCCTGGCTAAGAAGAAGTTTGATGTATGGCCCAGCGCTTATGCATCTGCTTGGCTTACTAAGGAATACAAGAAAGCGGGAGGTACTTACAGTGGCACAACGCAAAACAAAGTCGCAACACGTTCTCGCAAGTCGTAGAAGTTTCGCTAAGGGCGGTTTAGGTAAGTGGTTCGGAGAGGAATGGACAGATGTTAAAACGGGTAAGAAATGTGGTAGGTCGGGTACTTCGGAAAGTGGTAGACCTTATCCGGCGTGTCGCCCCAAAGCGGTGGCAAGCAAAATAAGCAAGAAAGAAGCAGCCAAGAAGACTGGACCAAAGAGGGTTCAGTGGTCAACAACAGCATCAGGGAAGAAGAGAACATGAAGAAGGTATGTCCTAAGTGTAAGGGTAAAGGTTGTTCTCACTGTGGTGGAACAGGTTATCATGAAGTTATGAACAAAGGTGGTATGATGAACAAAGGTATGAAGGCTCTTAAGAAGGAAGCACCAGAAGTAGCCAAGAAGATGGGTTACATGAAGGGTGGTATGACTAAGAAGATGGGATATGCTCACGGTGGTTTAGCTTGTGGTGCAGATGTAAAACCAGCACGTCCTATGAAGAAGGGCAAGTAGATGAAGTATTACCATAAATACCAAGAAGCACTGGAAGCTAAGGGTTACCGTGTAGATGAGCATGGCTACGTGTGGGACTCCATGGGTAACCAATCTGCTGGTGAAGACAACTACGGTAATGTGCAGAGCAAAGACGCTAACGTTAATGCCATCTGTGAAGAAGCTGAGATTGCTGCTACACAGCCTAAGCCTAAGAAAGTTAAGGCTGCTGCGAGTAAGAAAGAAGAGTAATGGCTGTATCACTCAACCACCAAGGTAGACCTGCTCGTAGGCGCTCTGTATGGGGTCACAACACTACGACTACTACAGAGGATGTATATACATGTCCTCCTAACTGTGTGGCTGAGGTAAGCTATCTTCACGTTATCAATACATCAGGCAACACTAGCATTGAGATTGAGTGGTACGTAGCGGCAGATACTTACACGTCACATTTTCTTACAGGTAAGAACTTGGGTGCGAATGAGTATGTCACTTTCTCAGACATTGAGCTAGTACTGGCTGCAGGTGATAAGATACAAGTAACGCCTGATACAGCAGCACATGTAGACACTATCCTAACTGTAACAGAGACCTTCTCTGGCGTATAACGAATAACGGGTATGCAAAAACAGGTGGTACTAAGTTACCGCTAACTGAGTATAACTATCTCCGCACACACAACAAAGGAGATAGTGATGCTAAATTTCTTTCAACGAGGCTTTCAGGCTTTACAGGAAGCACAACAAGCTCGTGCAGACTTCTGGTTACTTCAGAACATGAGCGACAAAGAACTACGTGACATCGGTATTGCACGTGGTCAGATAAGAGAGTTTACCTATGGCGAGAAATCTAACCGAAAAGCAACTTAAGTTCCTTGAAGTCCTCTTTGATGAGGCTAATGGTGACGCTGTTGCTGCTAAAAAGCTGGCAGGGTATGGGGAAACAAGTAGCACATCGGCTATTGTGGAATCTCTGAAGGACGAGATAGGTGAGAAGACACGCACCTATTTCGCCCGTGTCGCCCCTAAAGCTGCTATGTCTATGGTAGGTGCTCTCTATGACCCTACTGAGTTAGGTATAAAAGAGAAGATGATCGCAGCAAAAGACTTGCTAGATCGTGCAGGACTTGGTAAGGTAGATAAAGTGGATGTCACATCAAGTGGTGGCATCTTTTATCTCCCACCAAAAGAAGGTACGAACGAATAAGTATTCCAACAAGAGATCTAGGATTTTGGCAACTACCAAAACCACCCAAAGATCACAACAAACAATGGCACACAATAGTCCGTGTAACTAAGAAGATACCTTGGGGCTATGAACTACATCCAGACAATGACAAGCTTTTAGAACCGATTGAACATGAGCTTGAAGCGTTAGAGCTTGCAAAGCGACATCTAAAGCAGTATAGTTATCGTGCGGTAGCTCAGTGGTTGAGCAAAGAAACAGGCCGTTACATATCTCATATGGGCTTAAAGAAGAGAATCGAAGTTGAGCAAAGACGTAGAAAAGCATCTGCAGTTAAACGTAAGCTTGCCAAGTGGCTCGAAGAAACCCTTGCGGAAATCGAAAAACTCGAAAGCCAAGGGGTCGGGGCATACGCAGAGTCCGACAGAGACAGTTGAACAAGTCGCCACCCCTAGTGTACAGACTGTTCCTGCACAAGTAGTCGCTCCTGAGTATGACGTGGATGTAGCACAAGAGGTCGTGTTCAAGCCTAACCCCGGCCCTCAGACAAACTTCCTAAGTTCTTCAGAGCGTGAAGTTCTCTATGGTGGGGCAGCTGGTGGTGGCAAATCCTACGCGATGTTAGCTGACCCACTACATGGCTTGAACGATCCTAACTTCAGTGGCCTACTTGTACGTCACACTACAGAAGAGCTTAGGGAACTTATACAGAAGTCGCAGGAGTTATACCCACGTGCAGTACCAGGTATCAAGTGGTCAGAGCGAAAGTCGCAGTGGACTAGCCCAAAAGGTGGGCGTCTCTGGATGTCCTACTTGGATAAAGATACAGATGTTACTCGCTACCAAGGGCAAGCGTTCAACTGGATAGGCTTTGACGAACTCACTCAATGGTCTAGTTCTTATGCGTGGGACTACATGAGGTCAAGATTACGTAGTAGTTCCAAGAACTTAGGTCTTTACATGAGAGCTACGACTAACCCTGGCGGCGCTGGGCATCAGTGGGTTAAGAAGATGTTCATTGATCCTGGCCCTTCAAACAAAGCATTCTGGGCTACAAATATTGAAACAGGCGACACGATTACCTATCCTGAGGGACACAGTAAAGCGGGTCAGCCACTGTTTAAGCGTAGGTTTATTCCTGCGTCACTCTTCGATAACCCCTACCTTGCGGATGCAGGCGACTATGAAGCGATGCTCTTGTCATTACCAGAGCACCAAAGAAAGCAACTCCTAGAAGGTAATTGGGATATTAACGATGGAGCAGCATTCCCAGAGTTTAACCGATCTCAGCATGTCGTTGACGCTTTTGAAGTTCCCGAAAGCTGGGCTAAGTTTAGAGCTTGTGACTACGGCTACGGATCTTATACGGGGGTTCTCTGGTTTGCTGTTGCACCAGACGAACAACTCATTGTTTACAGAGAACTCTATTGCTCTAAAGTTACAGCTACTGATCTAGCTGATATGATCTTAGACCTAGAGAAAAAAGATGGCGGTATGAGATACGGGGTGCTAGACTCTTCTTTGTGGCACAACCGTGGCGACACGGGGCCATCACTAGCAGAGCAAATGATTATGAAGGGATGCCGCTGGCGTCCGTCAGATCGCTCTCGTGGCTCTCGTGTCGCAGGAAAAAATGAAATACATAGGCGTTTACAAGTAGATGAGTTCACTGAGAAGCCTCGCCTAGTATTCATGAACAACTGCACAAACACTATTGCGCAGATACCTAGCATCCCTCTGGACAAAAGAAACCCTGAGGATGTAGACACACATGCAGAAGATCACTTGTATGATGCTCTGCGATATGGTGTAATGACACGTCCACGCAGCAGCATCTGGGACTTCAACCCTGCAACACAGCGCTCTGGCTTCCAAGCTAGTGACACAACATTCGGATACTAACACATGGCAGAACAAGAAGAAATTTTTGAGACAGATGAAGTCATTGCTGCGGAAGACAGTACAGACAGTATCTTTGAACGTAAGGATAGCGTAGTATCTTTCGTACAAGAGCGTTACTCACGGGCAGAAGATGCACGTTACGCAGACGAACAGCGTTGGCTCAAAGCATATCGCAACTATCGTGGGCTATATAGTTCTGACGTTCAGTTCACTGATACAGAGAAATCACGTGTATTTGTTAAGGTTACTAAGACTAAGACACTTGCTGCCTATGGTCAGATTGTAGATGTTCTCTTTGGTAACAACAGGTTCCCCCTCTCAGTCAACCCTTCCGTGTTGCCAGATGGTGTTGCTGAAGCACTACACATTAACATTGACCCTAAGGCTCAGGCTGCAGGTGATGCGTTAAAAGCTGTAACACAAGAGAAACCAGCAAGTCCTTACCTGATTAGCGGTGACACTACACTGAAACCTGGTGAGACCCTTATGGATCTTCAGGCTCGTATGGGTGGTTTAAACAGTAAGCTTGAGGCTGTATCTGATAAGATCATTGAGGGTGACGGAACTACACCATCTGCAGTATCATTTCACCCAGCTATGATTGCAGCTAAGAAGATGGAAAAGAAGATCCACGATCAGCTTCAAGAGTCTGGTGCTTCTACCCATCTACGTTCTATGGCTTTTGAGATGGCTCTACTTGGCACAGGTGTCATGAAGGGTCCATTCGCTGTAGATAAAGAATACCCTAACTGGAATGATGAAGGTGAGTATGACCCTCTTGTAAAGACAGTACCAGAGTGTAGTCACGTTTCCTCTTGGGACTTCTACCCTGACCCAGAAGCTAAGTCTATGGACGATGCTGAATATACAGTCGAGCGTCATAAGATGTCTCGCACACAGCTTCGCTCTCTGAAGAACCGTCCTTACTTCATGTCTGATGCAGTACAGATGGCTGTAGACAAAGGCCCAGACTACGTACAGAAGTACTGGGAAATGACTATGGAAGATGACGATACACAGCCATCCTCTGAGCGTTGGGAAGTACTAGAGTTCTGGGGCTTTGTAGATACAGACCTTCTTGAAGAGCACGGTGTTAAGATTCCTAGTGCGTTAAAAGACCTAGACGAAGTTAACTGTAACGTATGGATTTGTAACGGTGAGGTACTACGTTTCGTACTTAACCCCTTCAAACCTACACGTATTCCTTACTACGCTGTACCCTATGAGCATAACCCTTACTCCTTCTTTGGTGTAGGTATTGCTGAGAACATGGATGATACGCAGACATTGATGAATGGCTTTATGCGTATGGCTATTGACAATGCTGCACTATCTGGTAATCTTATCATCGAAGTAGATGAGACCAACCTCACACCAGGCCAAGACTTATCTGTGTACCCCGGCAAGGTGTTCCGTAGGGCCGGAGGCGCACCAGGGCAAGCCATCTTTGGCACCAAGTTCCCCAACGTAGCACAAGAGAATATGCAACTGTTTGATAAGGCACGAGTTCTAGCAGATGAGAGTACTGGATTCCCTAGCTTCGCTCACGGACAAACCGGAGTATCTGGCGTTGGGCGTACAGCTTCTGGTATTTCTATGCTTATGTCTGCTGCTAACGGTAGTATTCGGACGGTAGTTAAGAATGTAGATGACTATCTGCTTCGCCCCTTAGGTAAAGCTTTCTTCTCGTTCAACATGCAGTTTGACTTTGATGAGTCTATCCGTGGTGATTTGGAAGTACACGCATCTGGTACAGAGAGCTTAATGGCTAACGAAGTACGTTCACAACGCTTGATGCAGTTCTTGCAGGTTGCACAGAACCCAGTCCTAGCTCCCTTTGCTAAGATGGACTACATCATTCGTGAGATTGCTAAGTCTATGGATCTTGACCCAGACAAGGTTACTAACTCAATGAGTGATGCTGCTATCCAAGCTGAGATCCTAAAAGGCTTTCAGGCTCCCGCACAGCCCCCTGCAGGGCCGGAAGGCGTTCCCGCACCCCAAGGTAGCCCAGCGCCAGAAGGACAGGCTCCACAGGGCGTACAGGACACCTCAGGGGGTGGCGGCTCTCAGATAGGTATTGGCACAGCGCCTACACCGGGTGAACAAGGGTTCAGCGGTAATGTCGCTTAAGAGCTTCGTAAACGATAAAGCTTCTTGGGATGCGTTTGTTTCTGAGTTAGAAGAGCGCATCTCATACACGCATAAGAGCATGGAGAACATCTCTGATACTGCAGAGTTGTACAGGCATCAGGGTGCTATACGTGCCTTGCGTAATCTACACTACTTGAGGGACAAAGTAAATGGATAAACAGATGGAAATGGCCTTCGCAGAAGGTGGTACACTAGACTTAGACTCTGTACCCGATAACACTCAGGGTGTTGATCCTGTGTCAGGCAACGAAGTTCCACTAGGTTCTATACCAGAAGAAGTACGTGATGACATCCCTGCACAACTAAGTGAAGGTGAATATGTTGTACCTGCTGACGTAGTACGCTACTATGGCGTTAAGTACTTTGAAGACTTACGTGCTAAAGCTAAGTTCGGCTACCAAGACATGGAAGAGAATGGTCGCATTGGTGGTGAGCCTGTAGGTGGCATGGAAGTCATTGAACCAGAAGATGACATGATGTTTGACATCTCTGAGCTAGAGGTTGTGGATGACGGTCAGCCTATGGAGATGGCGGCAGGTGGCTATGCTCTTTCACCCGGTGACGAAGGTTACGATGAGATGGGTGCGCTGGGCTTAGGCAGTGAAGGTATTAGCTCAGGGTATAGCGGCTCTGGTAGCACCCCTATGGTAGAGGTACGAGCATATAAGAATGAGAGCGGTCACACCATCTACATCACACATATTGATGGTAAGCCTCAGACAAATATTCCTCCGGGTTACTCTCTTGTAACTAGCGAAACTACTGAAGAAGAGATAACAGAAGAGCAACCCACACCTCAAGTTGTAACAAGTAGTAGTAATGACTCACCTCCGCCACCACCTATAGCTAAGGCTATCAACTACAAGGAGCTTACTACTGAAGAGCTTGCAGATATGCTAGAAGAACAGAAGTCTCCTAAGATGAACTTGATTGCTACCGCAGCAGGCGCAGTAAATCCTATCTTAGGTCTCTTCATCAAAGGTGCTGCGATGGATAGCGCTAGACGTTTAGAGAATGAGCTGGAACGCAGGATTAGTGACGAAGGTACTTCTGTAGCAGATAAAGCTGTACTAGAAGGTTTGCTTGAGGCATCTAAGGAAGAGAAGCCAGGTCTTATCAGTCGTGTATTCGGTGCGCTGAAAGATGAGTTCTTCCCTGAATCTGAAGAAGAAGCTGCAGCACTTGAAAAAGCTAAGGCACAAGATACTACTACTCCTGAGTTTGATGGTTATAAGGCTGATGCACCTGAAGTATACACTCCAGAGGTAGTTGCTGGGGATGTAACATCCCCTTATGACAGGGGTCCAACCCCTTATGCAGAAACAATACAGTCTAATTTTGAAGATACACAAGCAAAGGCTGCGGCTTCTCGTAAAAGATTGGCGGAGATTAAAGCACGAAAGGCTGAGATTGCGGCTGCGGAAGCAAGACGCTCACAACCCGCATGGGTCCGTGACGCAGGCAATAACGACAGCAATACGTATACACCTATAAGCAGTAGCACTACCACAGACCCAAGTGGAAGTAGTGTAACAGAAACTACCTACAGCACACCAGGTGGCGGTTCGTTTACAGTAGGGGCTGATGAAGACGGACTAAACAAAGGCGCTCTTGTAACTAAGAAACGCAAGAAGAAGAAGAAATAACTACAAACTACCCAATAACTATAAGGCTACCCAGCTAAGGCTGGCCCCATCATAAAGGAGTATAACATGATTTCAGAGCCTCAAGAGATTGAAAAGAAGTTGATCCAAACTACATCAGCTTCACACCAACGAAACGTAGCACGTGTTAAGCGTGATGAAGAAGAACTAGAGGCACTGCTAAAGCAAGCACGTGGCGAGACAGATGAAACAGAAAAAGAAACTGTTGAAGAGGAATCCAGTAGCTCAGAGCCTGTCGAGCGCACAGTTCAGGCAGAGAGTAGTACCCAACAAGAAGAAGAACCTCAAGCAGAAGCACAAGAAGATGATTCTGAGCTAAGTGGTGAGGAGAAGAACTTCAAGAAACGGTACGGTGACCTTCGCCGCCACACGCAGGAAAAAGAAAAGGCTTTCCAAGCACAGCTTGATAAACTCCAATCTCAACTGGATGCTGCTACTAAGAATGAACTTGTACTACCTAAGTCAGAAGATGAGGTAGAAGCTTGGGCTAAGAAGTACCCAGATGTTGCTGGTATTGTTGAAGCTATTGCTGATAAGAAAGCTAATGAACGTGCATCTGAACTAGACGGACGTTTGAAAGAGATCGAAGAGTTACGCTCTACAGCAAGACGTGAGAAAGCTGAAGCAGAGTTAACGCAGATGCATCCTGACTTTGTGTCCATCCGTGAAGATGACGCCTTTCATACGTGGGCAGAGAAGCAACCTAAGTGGGTACAAGATGCTTTGTACGAGAATACAGACGATGCTAAATCTGTATCTCGCGTTATTGATCTTTACAAGGCTGACACTGGTATTGTAACAAAGCGTACCAACAGTTCAGACAAGGGCGCAGCAAGCTCAGTTAAGAGTAAACGTGCTGCTGCACCTGAGCCAAATGATAGTTCTAGCTACCTGCGTGAATCTCAAGTAGCTAAGATGACTATCAAGGAATACGAGAAACGAGCAGACGAAATTATGGAAGCTCAACGTAACGGCAAATTTATTTACGATTTGTCAAAGAAATAGTTGACATCTTAAGAGAGATGGATACAACTATAGGTATGTACAGTGTCAGGCATTAACTGCCTGTACATGCTTTTCATAAAGCACTAGCCACATCAAAGAACTACCTCAGATTATAGGCCCAGCGTTCAAAGGACGGCCATCCTACGAACTTAGCTGACCACCCTAATACGAAGAGCCTCTTTAGTGGGTATGCAGTGTAAATCCTCACGCCATATCTATAAGGAGAAATTACTATGGCTATTACTTCCGCAAGCGGTGGGTTTAACGGGAACTTTTCCCCGATTATCTACTCCAAACAAGCACAGATTGCCCTACGTAAGGCAGCTGTAACCAACGCAATCACAAACAACTCTTACTTCGGTGAGATTGCCAACCAAGGCGATGTGGTTCGCATCCAGAAAGAACCAGACGTAACTGTAAACGCTCTTGAGCGTCACACAGCTATCTCTGTCTCT